ATCTGCGTGACGAGCGCTCTCTGCGTCGCCGCATCCAGGCATCCGGCCAGAAGTTGGCTAACAACGTGGAAACCTCGATCGCCAAGCAGGCTGTTGAAATGGGCTCGTTGGTAGTTACCAGTTCGGATCCGATTGGCTCAGCAACTACTGGTTGGGACTTCATTTCAGAAGCAGAGACGCTTATCTTCTCTCGCGAGCTGAATCGCAGTGCTGGCCTGTCTTACTTCTTCAACCCGACAGACTATCGCGGTGCTGGTCAGGACTTGGCTGGCAAGGACTTCTTTGGCCGCATCCCAGAAGATGCCTACAAGTCAGGTACCATCCAGAAGCAAGTCGCTGGCTTTAACGATGTGCTGCGCTCTCCGAAGATGCCAACCCTGCCAGCATCAACGGCGACCGGTATCACTGTAGCAGGCGCACAGAAATTCAAGCCACAAGCATGGGTCGCTGATACTGATGGTAACCGCGAGAACGTGGACAACCGCACCGCAGTGGTAACGCTGAGCTCCGGCACCGGCCTGAAGCGTGGCGACAAAATCTCCTTCACCGGTGTCAAGTTCTTGGCGCAGATGGCTAAAAACGTGCTGACTCAGGACGCTACCTTCTCAGTTGTAGCGGTGAACGGTGCTCAGGTAACCATCACGCCTAAGCCGGTGGCTCTGGATGACACTGCACTCCTGCCAGAAGAGAAAGCTTATGCCAACGTTAATACTTCGCTGGCTAACGCCATGGCTGTCAATATCCTGAACACCACGACCGCACAGTCAAACGTGTTCTGGGCTGATGACTCCATTCGTCTGGTGTCTCAACCGATCCCAATCAACCACGAGTTGTTCTCTGGCATGAAAACCCAGAGCTTCGCTATCCCTAACGTTGGGATTAACGGCGTCGTAGCCTACCAAGGTGACATCAGCACACTGACAGGGAAATGCCGTATTGCATTGTGGTATGCGCCAACAGCGGTGCGTCCAGAAGCAATCGGCGTCGGTTTGGCAAATCAGGCATAACCATAGGGGCTTCGGCCCCTTTCTTATTTGGAGCAGAACATGACACAGATGGTATTTCGCCATGGCGAAAACAAGGTATGGAAAGGTGTTTCATACGATTGGGAGATCATCCCAGAGGATGAATTGCAGGAATATCTCGATGCTGGATGGTTTGCACACCCGGATGAACTGCTGAAATCATCTGCTGAGCCTGAGCCTGAGCCTGAGCCTGAGCCTGAGCCTGAGCCTGAGCCTGAGCCTGAGCCTGAGCCTGAGCCAAAGAAGAAGCCCGGACGCCAAAAGAAGGTGATCGCTGATGAACCTGACAACGAAGGGTGATCTGGTCAACGCGGCTCTGCGAAAAATCGCTATCGCATCTAATGCGACGCTGACCGACGTCGAGCCGCAATCAGTTGAGGATGCAGTTAACGACCTCGAAATGATGATGGCTGAGTGGTACGAGGACGGCAACGGAATTGACGTTGGCTATCTGTTCGCCGCTGATGATGTTGCGCCAGACCCTGGCGATGAACATGGGCTCAAAACCGGCCATCTGAGTGCCGTATTCCACAACCTCGCTGCACGCATAGCTCCCGACTACGTCATGGAGCCAATGGGCAAAGTTATTGCTACGGCCCGTTATGGCAAGGAGCTGCTGGTTAAATCATCTGCCGCAGATAAAGCCAAGAAAGCCAAGGCTAGAGCCGGGTATCCGAACCGCATGCCAATTGGCTCAGGAAACCGACTCTTAACGCTGAACGGCCATAACTATTTCCACAATAGGGATGAAGATAATGCCGACGACACAACTCCCTCTGGCTAAAGGCCTTGGCAAAGATTACCGGAATGCAGATTACATCGACCTGCTGCCAGTAAATATGCTGGCCACGCCCAAAGAGGTGCTTAATGCATCTGGCTATCTTCGCTCTTTTCCTGGAATAACCAAGAAGTCAGATGTTGTTGGTACATCTCGAGGTGCGGAATTTAACACCGTCCAGAACTTGGTCTATCGCGTTGCTGGCGGGAAGATTTACAAAGGCCCAGATGAGCGCGGAGACGTCTCTGGTAACTCACGAGTAAGCATGGCTCATAGCGCCACAAGTCAGGCCGTAGCGGCCAATGGCACAATGACGCTATATCGTTATGATGGCACCAATAAAACGCTACATAACTGGCCAGAGACCGTTGGCGATGTGACTTACGCCCAATATGACATAGGCAGCGTTAAGGATATCTGCAGGGCGAGGGGGCGTTATGTATGGGTGAAGGATGGAACACAAACTTTTGGTGTAACTGACCTTGAGGATGAGTCTCACCCAGACAGATTCCGGCCATTCTACACTGCAGAGAGTCAGCCTGATGGGATTATCGGGTGCGGGATTTGGCGTGATTTCGTCGTGATGTTTGGCAGCAGCACGATTGAGTATTTCTCGCTAACCGGTGCGACTGATGCCGCCTCGGCTATTTACGTTGCTCAACCTTCATTGATGGTGCAAAAGGGCATTGCTGGCACGTATTGCAAGACTGAATTCGGCGACTCATTCGCATTCATTAGCCATCAGGCAACAGGCGCACCGTCGATTTACCTTATCAACAGTGGGCAGGCTTCAGCTATTGCCACCTCCACAGTGGAAAAGGTATTGCGCAGTTACACTGCTGAAGAACTCTCCGCCGGTATGCTTGAGACTGTTCGTTTTGACAGTCATGAGTTGCTGATTGTCCATCTTCCAAAGCACGTTCTTTGCTACGACGCCGCAGCCGGTCAGAATGGTCCGCAATGGTGCATCCTTAAAACAGGATTGTTTGACGATGTGCATCGCGCCATTGATTACATGTTTGAAGACAACCTGATCACCGTAGGTGATAAGAATGAACCTGTTACCGGCTCACTTAAATTCGACTCCTCATCACAGTATGAGAAACAGGTAGAGCATCTGTTATTCACCCCAATGTTTAAAGCGAACAATTCCAGGGTGTTTGACTTCGAACTTGAGGCTGCAACTGGCGTATCTCAGTACGCCGAACGCTTGTTTATCTCCGCTACAGCTGATGGCTCTAACTACGGCCGGGAACAAATGATTGATGCCAACGCACCTTTCATTTACGACAAGCGTGTCTTGTGGCGGCGAATTGGTCGCATCAGGAAAAACATCGGATTCAAAGTTAGGGTAATAACCAGATCGCCGGTAACACTGAGCGACTGCTCGGTAAGGATTGAATAATGGCAGATGACAGCCTAACCACACCGGTAATCATCCAGGCATCACGCATCGACGCCACGCTACTCCCTCGGAACATCTTCTCGCAGCCCTATACGCTATACGTTATCCAGCAAGGGACCGACCTAGGCAATGTTGCTGGCAAGGCTAACGAGGCTGGGCAGGGCGCATGGGATGCTCAGGTTAAGAACGACGAACAGGATTTGGTACTGGCAAACCATGAAACACGAATAGAAGCCGCAGAAGCCACGCTCATAAACCATGAGCAGCGCATCACGGCAGCAGAAGTAACACTGGTTAATCATGAAGCAAGAATCACTGCGAACGAGGCGGAATTAGTTAATCATGAGATTCGCATCACGGCAAATGAAGCGGAATTAGCCGACCACGAATCTCGCATCACTCAAAATACCACAGACATCTCCGCGTTAGACGCTCGGCTGGATACCACTGAGAGCGACATCAGCACGCTGGAAACCAACTCAGTATCGAAAGCTGTTTCAACCAGCCAATCCGTCCAGGCGTCCGGCGGGTCGTTCCTCGTCGGGAATGTGCCCGTTCCGACCACTGACAAGCTGCAGGTCGGCGGTAGCGTTAACGTTAACGTTTCGTACAAAGTTGCAGGAACGCAAGTTCTTAGTGCTCGCCAAACAGGTTGGACGGCGGCGGTTGGCACGGCTAACAAGTCAGCCTTTAACGCTGACTTAGCATTCACTGTTGGCGTTACATATTCACAAACCGAAATCCAGGCTTTGGCCAATGCGTTGATAGAGGCACGGCAGCGCATCAAAGCGCTGGAAGATGCAATGCGAACCCACGGGCAGATTAACTAATGCAAATAAAGCTCATCGACAACCCGGTGAAGCTTGCAGAATTTCTCAACAACCCAGCCAATACAGGAAACATCGTTGATAGCGGTGATAAATATCTCATCAAGCCAGATGCGGTATATCTCGGTATCTACGAAGGATTAATCCTGGCTGGCGTCCATGAAGTGCGTAACTTCTGGCATAGCGTTGTTGAATGTCATGCGGTCTATGAGCCTGGATTCCGTGGCGAGTATGCACTGCAAGGTCACCGGTTGTTCTGCAAATGGCTTCTCGAAAACTCCCCGTTCCTAAATAGCGTCACCATGGTTCCAGATACCACAAAATACGGCCGCACAATCATCCGCCTGCTGGGTGCAACTCGGATAGGCCGCCTGGATGATGCCTATCTCAGCAATGGGAATCCCATCGGCGTAACGCTGTATCAACTCAAGCGCTCACAATATGAGGAACTAGCACATGCTATTGCTGACAGAGCAGTTTAAAAACAAATTAGAGCCGATGCATGGTTACATGAAAGGTGGTGATAGCGGTGCTGGAGCCCAAGCTGATGCAACGAATCGCGGCATAGATCTGCAACGTGAGATGTGGCAGACGAACATGCAAAACCTCGCGCCATTTACGCCATTAGCACAACAGTACGTTGGCCAGCTTCAAGGTTTATCCTCACTACAGGGCCAGCAATCGGCACTGAACGATTATTACAACTCCGGCCAGTTCAAAGACCTTTCTAACCAAGCTCGATATCAGCAACTGGCTGCATCAGAAGCTACTGGCGGGTTAGGCTCATCAGCCACAAGCAATGGCTTGTCATCAATAGCTCCAATGCTTGGGCAGAACTGGCTTAGCGGTCAGATGAACAATTACCAGAACCTAGCCAACATTGGCCTTGGAGCGCTTCAGGGGCAGGCTAACGCAGGCCAATCCTATGCGAATAACACCGGACAATTGCTGCAGCAACAGGCAGGTGCGGCGGCGGCTAACGCTAATCAACCCTCAAAGCTTGGCGGAGCATTGCAAGGTGCCGCTGCGGGTGCCGCTGCAGGAACAGCAATTATGCCTGGTTGGGGAACTGCGATTGGTGCCGGTGTGGGTGCGCTTGGGTCACTGTTTTAAGGGGGATTTATGGCGACGTGGCAACA